TTAAGAGGACTTATTTCTATTGGTCAGCAAAATAATTGTTTTTGGCTTATCCATTGCTTCATATTTCATATTTGCCTCATTAATTTTTTTAATAAAATTATCTGCTTGCTTGAGTTTATCCTCAAGTATTAAGAATAAAAATCCAAAAAATATAAGAGCTGAAGATATAACCACCATAATTAAGGCAGTTATAAACTGTACATCTTTTAAATTTATTAAAAGCAGGAAAAGCATTGCACCAGAAGTTGTGAAGATAAAATATCCAATTACAAATAGAAATCGTCTCCAAGTTGGTGTTAGAAACAAAAATGGGGTAAAACATAAATCTGACTCTAAGTTAAGTGTGTGACTCTTTTTATAAGTTATAAATTGATAGCCATCATCAAACAAAGTAACCATATGATCAAAATTGACTAAATAATTCTGATGCAACTCTATAAGTTTATTGACCAAGTTATGGTCTACATTTGGGCTTTTAGCAAGATCCTGAGCAGCTCGATCTAATACGAGTTGATTGGTCTGCCCTTTATCAAAATACTTTTCAAAATATTGAATACTCGAAGTTAGTCTGTCAGAGATTTTTTTATGCTTTAGGCTCGTTATCTCATGCCTTTTAAGAAACAATGTAATTATAGCTGCTAGAGCACCTGCTATAGGTGCAACGAGTTTCCAATCAATTTCCATCTGACATTACTCCTTCACAAACAGACTCGGAATAACGGGCATCCCACACCACTGAGCTATGCTGTTATAACTTCTTCCTAAACTTTTAAGCAGATCCAAAGCTTTGCCACCTTTTTCAGCTAAATCATTTGCCTCAGTTCCCACTTCATTTGCTTCTTTTAAAAACTTAGCTAATTTCTTCATACCATTAGAGTCTTTAACATCTTCAGGATTATCTGAGTTTCTATTGTTTTCTAAAGCGTTTTGAATAATTGCAAGTTTATTCTTCAAAGCATCACTATCAGCAAGATCGATCAGCTCCTCTAGATCATCATTAGATTTTAATATCTCCGCTTTATGATTGATCACTGTGGATTGCGAGTTATGTAATTGGTTAATTATCGTAACTGGCGGATGGGAAATAGGAGAGAGTGTTTTATCTACAATGGCTTCCAAACTCAATATACGTCCTTGTTGTAATGCAATAATCTCTTTTTGGGACTCAACTTGGAACTTCACTAAATTCAGTTGATTCTTGAGTTCTAGAGCTTTTAAAGGTGAAATAGCAAATTCATCTGGGCTTGTTTCCCCTTTTAGCACTAACTCGTAGTCGTGTAGAGCTTTTTCAATCGTTTCGATATTTCCATTTTCAGATTGAATGACCATCCGTACATTCAAATCATGCTGTTCAATTCTAACGGTTGCATTTTGTTCAGGATATTTATCTCTTAAGACTGTTCCAAAATAGCTCAGAATACTTAATCCAGCTTGGTAATATTCTGGTTCAAAAGTAATACATCTATCAATTTTAATATTTTTTTCATCTCTACTCGATGCATCGTGAGGAATTTCTTGTATCTTAATATCTAATTGGTCATTACCAATTCCTAAAATCAAAAAAGGATATTGAAACTTAAGTGGAGATACTCTTTCTAATCTTCTCGCAGCTCCTTTTACTCCTCTATATCTATTAATAAGTGTATTAAAATTAGAATATTTGTTTGCAGAGAAATTTAAAGTTAATAAAATGGGTATTGATACATCTGAGTTTTTATGCCCCAATTCAATATCATTATATATCCATGACATTAAATTTGATGACATTGCTATATTCGACGATACTATCCTTACAAAGCAGTTATCTTTAGCTAGACCTAAATTTCTAAGCAAAATTGATTCATTTGATGGATGATTTATAGAGCGTTCATCAATCCACCCTAATTCTGACAATGCTTTTCCAAAAATATCTCTCTCAGATGGAAAATCACGACCTATTTCATGGGATTCAGAAAGATATTTATTTATATTAGACTCAAGAATATTACAAGCTTGAATTATCTCATCTAACAAATTTTTATGATTTTCATTAAAATTTTCCCATGCGCCCAGATAACTTAAAACTTCATTAATATACATTTATTAACTCTTATAAATTTAACATTGTTAATTTGATGTATTTATAACATTTTTATTATTCTAAAAAAATATTGAACGAATGAACTTATGTTTATTCTTTCAAAAGAACACTTAATCTGTTTTTTTGCCCCAAAACTCTCAGCAAAATTTCTTTACCTAAGTCAGCAAAATCGCATGTTGTGCAGGATCCGCTGATCCTAAAGTTTTAATAACAAAAACCCAAAAATATCGTAAAAAAACAAAACGTTAGATATTAAAAAACCCCAAGCCTTTAATACCAGCTTGGGGTCTTTGAATCTTGGTCCCGAGGGTCGGGATCACAGTAATGTAAATGATTCAAAGAGTTATATGCATAAGTGTGGAAATAGTGTGCAAATCTCAGATAAATGAGCGAAATATCAGGAACATAGAAACAATGGTTTAAGGAGGGTTTTAGCCACCTGTTCTTAAACTTTAGGTCATGAAAAATAGAGGTTACAAAAGTTACAGATATTTATTTATATAGTTAAATATATGATTATTATTAATAAAATATATAAAATATAAAAGTTACATATAGGTTACTTTGAAGTTACATGTAACCTCTTTTCGAGGTTACAAGCTGTAACCCCTTATATATATGATTTATATAGATATTCTATCTTTTTAAAAAAATCCGTAACCTCATGTAACCTCTATGAAGTTACAAAATATATTATTAATAATCATATACTTACATCTTGTAACTTCTATCATTTTTAAGTTGTAACCTCTAAACACCTATAGTTTTCAGGTTTAATAAATCTCTTAATTTCCCTATTTTTTATTTAGTGCATTGGATTGCATCAAAGCGCATCTAATATGAAATTAAAAAAGGGCTCTAAACCTTATGAAACATAACGCTTGAACATAATTTCTCTGTGCATCAAAAATGAGACATTTAGCAACTGCGCAGGCGGGAGAGGAGACTGCGTTTGCCCCTCCTGCTCCTGTCTTAGCTTGCTTTGGTCCTAAGGAGATTCCCCCCTTTCACTTCCATGTCCTTCACGAGTTAAATACAAGCGAAAAAAAGCCACGCAATGAATTACGTGGCCTGATAAAACTAAAATAAATATATAATTTGTATACGTTTTTTGCTATAATTCAGGTATCTATAACTTTGATTCAGAAGAAATTAAGTCATATTCTTTAAAACGAATCACCTCTATCCCGAGTTGATCGTTTATTTGTTTTAATAGATTCTGATAATAAACAATTTCATTGTAGTAAAAGACTCGGGCTGCCTTCTCAATATCACCAAATCCACCCGAGTTCTGCGGTACCACCCCCATGAGTTGAGGTGGGATTCGATGCCCTGCCAGCTGGTCATCTCGACTGGCAATCTTGATATTATAAAACTCATCTTTAGCAGCTACTTCAGCCAATGGAATTACATTGAGCCCTTTCTCTTTTCCACCAGGTGTATAAACCAATAAGTTTTTAAAATTGCCGGCACCTTTGGAATTTGCCAGTGAATCTTCAAGGTCATCTACATCCTTTTGATTTTTTAAGGCATCAGTAATATGTAGAATAAAACCAGCATGTGCACCATTCTTGTAATAACGTCGACGGAACAGAGTTGCAGCTTCATTCAACAGAATTGCATTAATACTGCTCAAATAATTCGGCACTCCATAGATTTCTTGAGTGATATCTACATCCGAAACATGAATAATTTCATGCGGCTCAAATTGATGTTGTTTAGCTTGAAATCCATCTAATTGATAAAACGACTTTAGATCTAAACCCTTCCTCATATTGATTGCTGGCCGTGAAGTAATTTTTAATACTCCACGGAAACGGTTGTATTGAATATGAGCATAAGAGTTTGCATAGGTGATGAGATTCAAAGCCAATAAATTGAAATCATGGCGACTTAACAACGGATGAGGAATAAAATCATTAAAAAGAATATTTCTTTTGATGACGATAGCACTAGTATGGTGACTTGTTCCACGGTACAGCTTGGACGTGGCCACAATGTCATAAGGTAGTTCATACCATTCCTGCCATTCTGGACAATAACCATATTCGAATAATGTATGCCCATCCAGTACCGGCTCTGGATCTCCAAAACTTCTTGTTAGTATTTTGGGTGCTGGGGCTGGTGTGGCAATAGTTGTAGATGGATTGTTTACTGGAGCATGGTCCACAGACATTTGCTCCAGACTTGGAAATAGGCTTGAGACAACTTTGTCCAATATTTTCATGAATTAAATACTCTGATACGGCTTTGACGTGCGCCTTGATGTTCTGGATCTGGAATATGAATAATTGGTGCTTTCTCCAATCCATTCATTACTGCCCAGGCTATGTCACCGTGTCCCGTTTCAGCACTTCGACTTGTGACAAGTGTTTTATTACCCCCGCCACCAGTTAATGCCTTTTTGATCGACAAAAATGACTTAGCCACAATTTGCAAACCGGCATCAAAATGCAGTCTGCGTTTTTGGAATAATTCTTTAACCCGGAGGCCCATACGAATTTTTAATTCTGGTGTGTAGTTCAATCGGGTAAGCTGCGGAAAAAATATCTCAACGTGTTCTGCCACGGCCAAGCCATTCCCTGTATTATCAATCCCAATAAAAGTGACGTTGTAACGCCCGCAAACCTTTTTGATATACAAGGCCTGTTCGCTGGCCTTCATACCTTGAAATTGTTTAATTTCTAATATGCGATATGGCTCAAGTGGAGTAGTTGGCGGGGCAATTACTGCGAGGGCTGCATTATCCCCTGTGAATGATGGATCGTAACCGAGCCAAACTTCCCCGGCGTAACGTGGATTTTGATTTGGAAAAAAGTCCTTCCACACCTCCCAGCTGTCGACCATGTTAGGGACGATATCTTTAAGTGGGAAATAAGATCCTGAATCATCAATAAACTCACAATCGAATAGATTGGCAAACTCTTCATCGCCATATTCGGCAAGCAGATCCTCACGATCAAATAGATCACAGCCTTTTTCTTCGGCATCTGTCAGCGTGACAATCTGCCTTGTTTTTCGGTCAGCACATTTGACTGGGGCTTTCAAAGCCGACTTACTGACATCGATCTCAATAGGCAATTTTCGCTTGCTGTCTTTACCAGTCCAGAAAGCATAAGCTTCATGCAAAATACTGGAGGGAGTCGACATATAAATTTGCTTATACATCTTTTGGGATGCCATCGCTGAAGCGACTTTTTTGAACTGTAAAAATTTACGAATCCAAAAGAATTCATCCATGATGACATCACCATGGCGGCCTTGGGCAGTAAGGGCATTGGTCCCTAGGTAATAAACTGTAGCTTGGCCATTCGGGCCATTAATCACAATCGGATCACCAGTCAGATCCAATCCGATCACATCGAGAACAAAAGCCTTGATATACTCAACGAACTGATATGCCTGCGCCTTTGATGCAGACATAAAGATTTTATTCTTGCCAGTTTTGAGTAAATCGATTAGAGCCCAAAGCGCAAAAATATATGTGGCACCAATCTGACGGGACTTTAATAAAATAAAAATACGAGACCAGGAAACGGCATCCATCCATTCCTGTTGATAAACGTATAAAAATTCCTTGAATGCTTCTTCAAGTTTTTCCAGATCCTCGAGCGTAATTTCATTTTTAAGTTTTCGCTTTTTAGGTCCAGCGTTCCTATTCTCAAGATTCGGATTGAGATCCGTTTGTTTACCAGACTCTAAATATCTATTGATCCTCGCCCATCGTTCAAACTCTTTGGAGATCCGTTCCATTTCTTTGTAATTGGCATTACTTTTATTTTCCATAAAAGTTAAGGACATATAACGGATTTTTAGTGCAATTGTGATGTCATCAAATACATCCGATTTTGCCCATTGGTCGCGCTGTTTCCAGCTTTCAACAGTCGAACGATTTTCCCCAGTGTGATTGGCGATTTCTGAGACAGACATACCCATCGAGAAAAGTATTCTTCCCTGCTGTCTTGGGTTCATTAGTTCTAGGAACGTCGGCGCATTTGTATTCATGTGCCTAATGTTGCGTTAAGCAATGAAATTCTTAGAGTGATGCATTCCTGATTAAGCGTTAATCAGGATAGGTCAGATTGCATGCATACCTACGCTCAAAGCAGACTGCAAGCATCTTAAAAATGAATTGCGGAATATTAAATGGAGCTACCAGGAGAAGGACGAGTAATCAAACGTTTTCGTGTTGCTCGTGAAGGGCAAACTGTCGATGGTCGTGAATTAGTACGTCAAGAAATCCAAGAAATGGCCGATACATATAACCCAGAGCATTATGCGGGTCGTATCAATATCGAACATTTTGGCGGTTGGTCCCCTGAGCCCCCTTTTAATGCTTATGGCGATATTTTGAAAGCTGAAGCGGAGGAAATTGATGGAAAACTTCATCTTTATGTAACGATTTCAGCTTTGCCAAATTTTGTGGAAATGAACAAAAAAGGGCAAAAAATTTACCCTTCTATTGAGTTCTACCGCAATTTTGCCGGGACAGGGAAAGCCTATCTTGTTGGTTTAGGTATGACCGACACCCCTGCTTCATTGGGTACACAAGCCATCAAGTTTTCTGCAAACCCTCACTCGCTCAGAACCCAACCTGATTCGGAGATTTATATCACCATGTCTGAAAAAACAAATGAAGGGAAAAGCTTGCTTGATCAGCTCAAAGAAGCATTTACCCCAACGCCAAAGCCTCAAGATTCATCCGCTATTAGTGATGAATTGGCAGGTGCTTTAACTCAAGGCGTAGTCCAGTGTTTGAACGGTATTAAAACTTTAGCTCAAGAAGTGAGTGGACTTAAACAATCGTTAAGTAATCCGCCTGCAGTAGCTCCAGAATCTCAAACACCAGCTGCACCTGCTGTTCAAACTCCAGCTGCAGCTACCCCTGAATTGCAATCAAATCAGCAAACAAGTCCAGCTGCTGTAAGTCCTGAACTGACACCAATTTTGCAGCAACTCTCCCAGGGCCTGAACGATTTAAAAAATCAGTTCAACACACTCAGCACAACCCCGATGAACCCACCTCCAGCACACACTGGTGGCGCAGCAAACACTGTCGATTACTAATAGGAATTAAATTAATATGTCTGTAGTTTTACAACCACAAGCACGTCAGCTATTTGAATCCTATAAAGCTGACATCGCACGCGCCAACGGTGTGGAGAGTGTTCTCCATACATTTGCAGTCAATCCGGTACCACAGCAAAAAATCATCAAGGCTTATCAGGAACAAGCCGACTTTTTAAAATTGATCAACTATTACCAAGTTGATAATGCCCGTGGTGAAAAAATTGGATTAAGTATCGGGACAAGTATTGCTGGTAACACCAACACCAATGTCCAGGAACGTCAACCAACTCCAGTTGGGAATCTGGAACACTTGGATGAATATGACTGTACTCAAACAGATTACGATGTTTCGATGAAATGGGCTTTGCTGAATGCTTGGCGCCATCATCCAAACTTCAAGCAAATGCTGCAGGAACTGATTATTCGTGCCGTTGCATTAGATAAGCTCTGTATCGGCTGGGATGGTTTATACCGTGCTCCGACTTCAGACCGTATTGCCAATCCTCTTTTACAAGATGTGAAGCGTGGCTGGCTGCAAAAAATTCGTGAAATTGCCCCAGAACAACACTATGCCGGTGAAGATGTAAATGTCGGCGGTACTGTCGTCAAAAAAACCCTTATCGGCGCTGGTAATGAATACAAAACTATTGATGGTTTAGTGGAATATGCAGTCGAAGAATTTATTGCTGACCAGCATAAAGATAGTGGACTAATTGCCATTTGTGGCCGTGGAATTTTAAGCGATAAATATTTACCGCTTTTAAACACAATCCAAGACCCTACCCAACAATTGGCTGCCCGAACTATTTATGCGAACAAGCAGCTGGGTACTCTACCTGCGATGCACGTTCCAAAATTTCCGGCTAAAACCATGCTGATCACAACTCCTGACAACCTGTCGATCTACATGCAGAACGGTACCTTTAACCGCTCTATTGCTGATCAACCATCATGGAACCGTGCGGTAGATTATCAATCTGTGAATGAAGACTTTGTAATTGAAGATTATACAAAGGCTGTACTCATCGAAAACATTGAGGTTCAATAATCATGCCAGTGAATTCTATGCGCCAGTATCGTGAGAAGATGCTGGCAGAACGGGCAATTAAAGCCCAACAAAGCCCCGATCCACGAGTCAAACGCACTATTGCGGTTGACTTGGCCTCGGGCCCTGATCAAACCGTCCAGATACCTGCTGAACTGTTAAATCAGGGCAATCAGCCAAATATTGAATTACGAATGTTCAATCATTTGAATACTCTGGCGGGTGTGAAATCAATTCAGGAAAAAATTGCAAAAAAAGCAGAATGGCTTCCTGAATATGCTGGTTTTATTGATGGATGTCTGGCAGTTTCACCTGCCCCACAAAATACAACCTTAGTTCATTTGATGATCTGGGCGTGCGATGTCAACGATTTTGAACTTGCTGTCAAAATTGCTGAATATGTTGTTTTGAATGACATGGTGATGCCTGAAGGTTATTCGCGCTCAACGGCTGAATTTGTCACAGAACAATGCGCTGAAGTCTTTATCGATGATGAAGATCTGGCAATCGCAAATGCGTCCATCATTCAACGCATCATTAGCCTTGGTGATGGTGAACCTATGGTTGATGAAGTACGCGCCAAAATTTATCGTGCCCTCGGTGATGCATTGAACCAGGCACAACCAAATGAAGCTGTAACGGCTTACAAGAATGCACTTCGATACAATCCAAAAGCAGGCTGTAAAAAAACATTAGAGCAGCTTGAAAAACGATTGCGTCAACATGCAACCGGGTCGTCTCCCGACGCCACTGTCGGCTCGCAGGCAGATTCAACAGCAGATACAAATGCTGCTGGATCTGATCCTGCGTCCACCGACTCCAAGCCTCAGGAGTAATCCATGTTACTAAACGCACCTGTCCAGAATGCTGAAGTCGAAAATCCAATACCTGAATATCCGAATATCAGTATTACGGATCTACTTGGGCAAGTGCGTTTGGATCAGTCCAAGGGTGAGCAGCTGCTGTCTGAAAAAATCCTTTTGGCCATGGATATCATTAATGGCGATTTAAAAGGAAACGTAATCGAAACAGAGGAACAGATCCGCAAATATAAACGTGCTGTGAGTTATGAAGCCGCAGCCCTCATTTGTGAAGATAACCTCGATTTTGATACTACGACCACAGGCCAGGTGCGTGGTGAAAACCAACGCGATAAAGCTGACTCACTCCGCCGGATTGTTCAACACACAATAGCCGATTTAACCAATCGTCCACGTAACCGGGTACGACTTGTATGAGAGAAGTCAAAGCGATCCAGGGAGATACCTTGGAGTCAATTGCCTATCGGTATTACGGTACCAAAGCGGTTGAAATGCTACCGGCTTTACTTGAGGCAAATGCGTCAATAAATCAAATCTTTTTGAACGAACTTCAAAAAATACAATTACCAGAATTATCCAAAGCCACAGCTCCACAAATGCTGAAACTTTGGGATTAAGGGGATGGTCATGAATGACCCTATTAGCATCAAAGGCCTACCATGGTTTATAAAAATCGTTGCCGCAATCATTGGGGCTATCTTGGCCCTGACTCTTAGCGGTGATATTGACATCGAGGGGCGATTAACACTATCCAAAGGCTTACTTCTTAAATTCACATTCAGTTTAGCGATAAGCGTCTTTGGAGGTTCGGCCTTTATCGAATACTTTGGCTTAACACATTATTCGCACCCTGCCCAAGGCATCGTAATGTTAACGTTCGCAGTCTTTGGCTTGTTATTCGTGGGAATTTTATATCAATCCTTTAAGTTAATGGATGGTAAAAAACCTAGCGAACTCATCAAAGAAATTAAAGACACTTTCACTGCGATTTTTAAATGAAAGGTGGACTGAATGAGTTTGAAAATTTCCTTGGACCAAATTGAGCAACAGGCGAAAAACCTCCAAATTGAAACTGCGGCATTACGTGCAGTTATTGAGGTGGAATGTAAAAGCTCAGGTTTTAACAAAGATGGTTCCCCCGTTATTTTGTTTGAACGCCACATCATGCGTCGTCGATTAATTGAAAATAAAAAGTCAAAGATCGCTGACGAAATGATGCGAAAACGGCCCGACCTTTGCTCGAAAACTTCGGGGGGTTATGGGTTAGAGTCAGTACAGCACTTAAAGCTTCAGGATGCAGTCAAATTTGACCGTGTAAGTGCATTGGAATCTTGTAGTTGGGGACTTGGCCAGGTCATGGGATATCACTGGTACACGCTTGGTTATGAATCAATACAAGATTTTATAAATGCGATGTACAAGAATGAGGCCCATCAATTGGATGCAATGTGCCGGTATATCAAAGTAAATAATTTAATTAATGCTTTGAAAAACAAAGATTGGAAGGCCTTTGCAAAAGGCTATAACGGGCCAAACTTTAAAGCTAATAGCTATGACATCAAGCTGGCCAATGCATACAAACGTTTTGCAGGTTAATCATGAAAGCCCTCGCCCCCCTAAAAACATTTTTGGCTCAGAAACTTTCTTTACTGACACCAGACAAGTGTCATCTTTTGATCGTTAATGGCAGCCAGAAAGAGGGCTATTTTGATTATACCGCCCGGGTTATGTTGCTTGATTATCGCGGAGATCCGATCGAAGTGATTATGCAGATCAAGAACTGGCTTAAATCTAAAAATTTACATTTAGATGCTGCAGGTAAAGATATCCAGATTTCATTTAGTTCCGAGGTAGTTGATTCTGAAACTTTCGACTTAGAAATTGATTTCCCTCAACGCGATAAAATCGTTTTTGATCAGTCTGGTTATCATATTTGTCCACCTACCGTATGGTGCGACACGCGTGGCGGTTTTTTCCCTGTAGGTGAGCAATGGACGCAACAAACGGATTAAATCATTGGCTGGATCAACTTGCTGTTTTACTTGAACCATCACAGCGCAGAGAACTTACACGCAAACTTTCACAAGGTTTAAGAATTCGTTTTCGTGAACGTATCATGGGGCAACGAAATCCCAATGGGAATAAATTTATTCCACGTAAACGCGACCAAATTGGAAAAATTAAACGCAATGCTGCAATGTTTCAGAAGATTGGCAGGCAATTAAAAACTGAATATTCAGAAAATCATGCAGCTGTTGGTTTCGGTGGCCGTACTGGTTTTGTTGCCTCAGTACACCAGGAGGGAAAAACTATTATGCCGAGCAAGAATGCAAAGCCAACGCGCTACCCGCTCCGTGAATTAGCGGGGTTTAGCAAAGATGATGAACAATGGATTAAGTCAGAAATTTACAATTTTTTTAAAACTAATAGCTTAAAAAAAAATAACTTGTTAAGATCCTCGAGAGAATAATTTTTATTAATTCAATGTATATGAACAACATAGACTCTACACCTGATAAACAATTAACAAGAGTTGAGCAGCAAATTAATTGGTCCATATTCATAGCTGTCGCATTAATAGTTATAGTTCTAATTGCTTACTTTGTAAGTTTTCACAAAGGCTTCTCCACTTCAAATGGAGACTGGGGTACTTTTGGTGACTTTGTAGGGGGCACACTAAATCCCCTATTAGCAGCCCTGGCCTTTTATTGGCTAACTTCTTCTATTCGTCTACAACTACAAGAACTGAGAGATACCAGAAGTGTTTTAAAAGATACTTCAGACCATCAAGCGAAAATTGCACAACTCGAGGAGGAAAATTTAGAGACTCAAAAAGATATCTTAAAACGACAGACTGATAGTCTGTTAAAACAAAAAGAGATAGCTGAACAACAAGAAAAACAAATTGCTATTCAAAACTTTGAAAGTTTATTTTTTCAATTATTAAATACTAAAAATTATGCTTTAAATGACATATATTCACAAGACGAATCACTTAATTCAAATGAACAAAAAGAGATTAAAGGTAAAGATGCAATTAAACGTGATATACAAAGGTTTAAAGCCTTTGAATATGATAAAAACTGGGAAATATATTATAAGAATAATTTATTATTTTTTTGGGGTAGCTATTTCAGAATATGCTATCAAATCGTAAAACTAATAGATGAAAATAATTACTTAAAAAATAATAATTCAAATAATTTAACAAATTTCAATAGCATATCTGAAATTCAAAAAAAATATTTCGACATATTTAGATCTACTTTAACCCAATATGAATTAGAAGCATTCTTTTTCAATTGTTTATGTAGCTATGGAGCTCCGAAATTTAAAAACCTTCTAACTAAATATGGCTTATTTGAACCGCTTTTAATTGATTATGATCGTACTGGAGAATCTTTTCATCGATTGACTAGATATGCTTTTAAATATGATTTTCAAGCTTTTGAAGAGAACTCCACTTGGGAAGATTACTTTAAAGATTTAGAAAAAATTCCTTTGGACTTATGTCCTCAAGTCATCATAGATATACTTAATAATTTATTTAATTTTCGATTTATCAATCGAAGAGCGATTTCTTTTTCATTTAGTGATTCCACCTATGTAAAATCACCTATATCCTATCAACTAACAGATGATTTAAATACTATTCCGTGGAGCGAATTATTACTAAACTCAAATATCAAGAAATTAAAAAGACATAAAGATTCTGTCTTCACAAAAGACCTAAATGTAATAAAGAATTTACGATCAGATATTGATTATTCGAAAAAAACCATTGAAACTATAAACAATTTAAATGAGCCAGAATTCAGCAAAGAAAAACGATACAAAGTAGATAAATTTTCCAACTATTCTACAAGCGTCAGCATCCAAGAGGAGAGTATTGCGAAGAATTTAATTAAATTAGATAACTATAAAAAGCTAATATTTGAAAATAAAACAAAGCTGGATATATTAGTTAAAAATCCTCTAACACCAATTATTTTATTATTGATTAAATATAGTATTCATTATGAAGAATACCAAAAATACATGCTTGCGAAAAAGTCTTTTCCTGAATAGGTTTTAATCAGGATCGACCAAATAGCGAGCCTAAAACAAAAAGCCCATGATTCAACCATCATGGGCTTTTTAGTTTCAATATGAGCAATTTAACAAGACAATTTCAAAACTTGGCAGGTATCGGCACCGTCATCGCCCTCGATCCGCCTGCAGGGAAAATGCGCTTAAAAATTGACGAGAACGAAACCGACTGGATACCCATTCCAACTATGGCCGCGGGAGTAGTCAAAATGTGGCGCTGCCCTTCTATAGGCGAACAATTTTCCGTTACAGCTCAAGGCGGTGAGCTGACCAGTGCCGTCCCTCAAGTCAGTTTATTTTCTGAAGAAACCCCGCCACCAACAGATAACCCGGACGAAGTTTATTTCGAGATTGGTGACTATAGCTTTGTGGTCAATATCACCACTGGAGTGGCCACTTTCACTTTATCCAAATGCGTATTTGATTGTCCTGACACAATTTTTAAAGGAAAGGTTCACGCCGAAGAAAAAATTACTTCTAATGTGGATGTGATTGCAGCAAAAGTGAGCCTCGTACAGCACCCTCATGGCGGTGTCCGTGGCGGAACTGATCAGTCTGGACCAGCACTGGTCACTGGAGAATAACCATGAAAGGCATGTCCAGAATAACCGGAAAAGCCATTACAGATGATGAGGATCAGGAATACGCGCACCTGATGCAGTCCATCCATGACATTTTGAGCACGCTTATTGGCACACGTTTATGTCGCCGAAATTATGGCTCTTTAGTCCCCCATTACATCGATCAGCCCTGTAATGAAATAACGCAGGTTTTACTGATGTCGACCGCGGCCACCTCACTTATCAAGTTTGAACCCCGTATCAAAGTAAGCCAGATCCGTGTGCATCAATCTGCACAAACACCAGGTAAATGGGATTTCTTTATTTTGGGCAAACGCATTATGGCCACAGCTGAAAAACCTTTTAGCGAAAATTTTCTTATTGGAGCAGCTGCATGAGTTCTACCCGTATCGATTTATCAGCCTTACCTTTTCCCAATGTTTTAGAAACGCTGGATTTTGAAGCTGAATTGCAAGCATGCAAAGCTGAGGTTATCGCCCGAGATCCAGAACTAGAAGAAGCTTTAAATTTTGAAAGTGAACCCATGGTGAAGTTGCTACAAGCGTTTGCCTATCGAACACTTTTAAAAACTGGCCAGATCAATGAGAAAGCCAAGGCGCTGATGCTTGCCTATGCTAAAGGTTCTGACCTCGATCATTTAGCGGCAAACCGGGATGTTTACCGTAAAACCATCATTGAGGCCAATCCGAACGCTAATCCTCCGACTGAAGCAGTCATGGAAGAAGATGAGGACTTGCGTCGACGAGTCCAGCTTCAACCTGAATCCATGTCGGCAGGATCTGAAGGTTGCTATCAGTTTTGGGGATTATCGGCTCATGGCCATGTTAAAGATATTTCAGTCACCAGCCCGACGGAGGGCGTTGTGGAAATATGGGTACAAAGTCATGTTGATGAAGTTGCCCCTCAATCTTTACTCGATATCGTGGACCAAACAATTACACCAGGTAAACGCCGACCATTCACAGACAAAGTATATGTAAAAGCCTCAACCCCTTGGGAATGGACATTAAATGCAGACTTGATTCTATTCCCGGGTCCTGATTCTGAAGTCGTGCTTAAAGCAGCTGAAGAAGCTGTCTTGAAATATAGCAAGCTTGTAAATTCGCAAGGTTATGACGTAACACGCAGCGCCCTATTTAAAGCTTTACACCAGGGCGGTGTACAGAACGTGATTCTAAATAGCCCCGCTGCTGACATCGTTATTCCAAAGAGCCGATATGCAAAAAATATAGGTATGAATATTTCAATTACGGAGTTCCGCGATGTATAACCTACTCCCACCGAACGCCACCAAATTAGAAAGAAATCTGGAGCAGCTTGGCAATCGTCTCAGTAATTTACCCGTGCCTTTTATCGAATTGCACCGGGTAGAACTTTGTCCTGAAAAGCACCTCGCCTGGCTTGCATGGGATCACCGTGTTGAATACTGGAGATCAGACTGGAGTGCTGCAGAAAAACGTCAGGCAATTTCAGAAAGTAAAGAATTCAATGCTCAACGTGGGACCCGCTCATCGATTGAAAGTTTGCTCAGTAAGTTTGTGAATAATTTTAAACTGAAGGCTTGGCATGAGTACTCACCTCCGCAGCCTCCTTTCACCTTTGTCGTGATCATTAACGAAATGATCATTTCTATTGAACAACTTTTGCAGATCCAGACAGCTGTCGAAGCCACCAAGTCAGCTCGAGATAACTTTTCAATTGCAGCCAAAGTTTTAAGCAGTGGCCAGATCAAAACAACCGGTGCAAGTCACTCAGGTGAAACCGTTTATTTAAGTACGCTTTAGGATATTTTAATGACCGCAAAATACTATGTAACGCTAACGGATTACGGAGCTACCCGGGTTGCCCAGGCGCACGAATCCACATCAATTTTATTATCGCAATTGGTGATTGGTGACGCGAATAATATTCCTTATGATCCCATCGATAAAAAGAGCCAGACAGCTTTAGTAAATCAACGTGCCACAGTTCCCGTTCAATCTGTTCAAATCAATGGCGCAGTTACCACAGTTACAGCAACCATTGCTGCAAACATTGGCGGCTTCAATATCCATGAAATTGGCTTAAAAGATGATACTGGCAAGCTTGTTTATATCGGTAATTATCATGGGGGATATAAACCGATTATTGCAGAGGGAGCAGGCGGTGAACTTACTATCGTAATTGATATCACTGCAGAATCAGGAAAAGATGCTCTAATCGAAATAGATCCTAATGTTGTGACGGCAAATAAAAAATGGGTAATCGATAATTTTGTCCGCATTTCAACATTTGAAGAAACTTTAAACAATGAAAAAGATGCCCGCATTTACAGTGATAACCTACTAAATGAAAAAATTGATCTAGCAAATTTAGCTCGATTAAATGGAGATAAAGATTTATCCGACCGTATTTATCTCCTTGAAAATGCACCTATAAGCCCATCTCTTGGGGTAAATCAAAATTGGCAGGATGTAACCCATCTTCGAGCTTTAGATACTAATTATTTCAATAACTCCGGTGGACCTAGAGCAATTTCAGTTGTTACACAGGGTCGAGATGCCGAAGTAAACATTACTGTGAATGGGTTACAAGTCTGGAACAGTCAAAATACCTATGATAATTGGGACATTATTATGGGAGGGATGACAATTATTCCTAATGGCCAAAGTTATAAAGTAGAGGCGAACAGAAGCAGAGGCGGGACTTTGATTAAGTGGATGGAGATGGGAATATGAAATATTTTAAACATATCAATGGCGAAGTTTATGCATTCGAACTAGATGGATCACAGGACCATTTCATCACTAACGAAATGCAAAAAATGACAAAATCCGATATAGACCGCCATTTATACCCTGAAAACTATTTGACTGAAGATGAAAAAAAAGCCGCCTATCTCAACAGCTTACGACCTTTAACCCGTCGTCAATTCATGCTCACACTGGTTGAATTTGAACTAGATGATCAGATCAAAACCGCCATAAGTGAAATCGCGGACATCAAACAACGTAAAAAGATCGAAATTGAGTTCAATGATGGCCAAAGTTTTGAACGTATGAGCGAATCCATTTTGTTCATGGCCAATTTACTCCAGTTAGATGAAAACCGGGTAAATGAATTGTGGGAGCATGGTTTAAGCCTATGAAAGAAAATGAATACCTGATCAAAACTGGCAACCCATTTAATCTGCTTTTCATACTCAGAAATGGCAAAACCCGAGAGCCAGTAGAAATCACCGACGAAATGCAATTTACGTCCACCGTTATTAATAATCTGGGGCATGTAATCGCGGAATGTGATGTGGTCATTTGTGATCAGGTGACCAAGAAAGGTGGTGTAATTTTTAAAGTCGACCAAACCGTTACTAAAACTTGGAAAGCTGGAACAGCAGTCGCTGACATCAAACTGTCCATCAATGGCCAAGAACGTAATTCAGGAAATTATTCATTCACGATTCAAAAGAGCATTACCTGATGATTGATCTCGTTTTAGAAATGCACTGGTCCAATAACCCTATTCCAATCGATCAGCTTTTTGCACAACCGGATTATATTTTCGATGTGCCCTTAGGCTTATTTATCTCACTTGAACCCCAAGTTACGGAGGTAAATGGGAAAAAGGGATCAGTGGAATTAAATGCGCAGGATGTGGATGCAGATCCAGCTGGATCTGCGCTCCAGGTTAAAGAACAACTCGAAAATTTGATTGTCCAAGTAGGTGATTCAAAACTTGATAAAGCTGATTATGTACAACATTTTCGCGGCTTATTTAGTAGCTATGCGGCTCTAACTGCTGCCTTACCTGTTGCCATCATTGGCGACTATGCCCATGTCGACGGTGGCGTCAATTTCGGACGTATGGCTGCAATCTGGGATAGCGATGACCATAAATGGATCATTCAGGAGGTCCATGTAGCTTTAAACACGGATGAAATGCCCGAAGGCCAGGAGAATCTTTATTTTAAAGTCAGTCGCGCACAGCAAGCAGCTCTAAATTCTCAATTAGTAGGATTGGATACCAGCTCGGCCGCTGAAATTACAGCTCAAGATATCATCTTGTCATCATTGGGGAAGTTGCAGGCTCAGATCAAAAAGCTCAATGCTGTCTGGATCGATATCACCACAGTTGCTAACGTACACCCCAGTATTACGGGTGTAAATGTACAATTAGCCCGCATCAATGGCCTTCTTTATATTAAAGGATATTTCAATATTTCGGCTGTCTCCTCCTCACCTATTCATGCTTTTACAATTACAAATCCGCTTTATAAATCACATATCATCATTGGATCGTCAGGATTCAATGTACGAAGAATCAATTATATTAAGGCAATGTTTAGTGATGGCCTTTCAATTGATATGTCATTTAATGCAACGGGCAATAGTAGAAATGAAGCGGAAGCACAGACTTCAGTACAAACAATTGTTTTAGGCGCAAATGCAAGCAACAGATTTAACCCTGTTTCGATTCTACCTACTATAATGGGCGAGCTCGTTATCAAATAAACACAATCCCGATTAGCTTTTAATCAGGATTCGAACATTCGCACTCTTTAATTTCACCCTTCAATATCTCCAAAAGCCACTCAACCTTTTGGAGTTTTTTTTATGGCCACACAACACCACGGCATTACCGGTCGTGAAGTTCAGTCCGGAATCATTCCGATGAAGGATGCACAAACCAATATCATCGGATTGATTGCCTTTGCTGATGATGCAGATCCTCTCGTCTTTCCGGAAAATACCCCGGTTCGTGTTTCTTCCATTAATCGAGCTCTCCCTGCAGCTGGCCTAACGGGTAATCTACGCAAAAGCCTCGAAACCATTGCAATGATCACCAACCCAACGCTGATTGTTGTTCGTATTCCAAACCCGTTTGGTGGAGAAATTTTCCAAACAAATGCCGTAGCAGGATATGTATCTGAAACAGGTCAACGCACCGGTATTTTGGCGTTTCTCACGGCTAAATCAATTCTCGGCATTGCTCCAAAAATTCTAATCGCGCCTGATGTTGAAACCCCTGCAGTAGTCGAGTCCCTCGCTTCAGTATGTAAAAAGCTTCGTGCTTATGCGTACGTTACACCACGCGATGCTGTGAGCGCGCAGATGTTAGAAACAGCTGAAGAAGTAGCTTTATATCGGGATCAACTGGCCCACCGGGAAATTGAAATAATCTGGCCAGAATGGACAAGTGGGAATGTATTCCTGGGGGAGATCCTGCCCCCTCCAGTGGCATAAGCTGCGAGGGGGCGACAAATTCATTTAAGTTTGTACTTGCGATCCGTGATGGTACCGAGCCTCCGCCTGATGCTATGTATGTCGTAGTTGATGGCGTCGAAGTCCCGGAGAACTCTGCACCATTACCGTGGTATCAGCATTCTGTTCTTAATGAAAATTATCCTTTTCCGGTGCCTGCAGGCTTCTCGGTAGGTCAAGGCGTGGCTCAAGCCAGAAATTTAGACTCTGTTAGCCACCGACTGGAATTCAAATCCAGAAGTGATGATCTGTTGATCTTCATGTATGACAACCCGACAGTCATTGAGCTCGATAATGCACACAAACATGTGGGTACATGTTTATCTGCAGCCAGTCAAAATGGTCGGGATGATGCCACTTCAACTATTCGTTTATATGATCAGCAGTTCTTGCGTGGCAATGTGCAAGTCGAAATCGGCTCAGTATCGGCCCTTTATGAATGGTCGGGGAATGATGTCGGCTTTCTTGAATGGTTCAATATGCATTTCTTCGATTATGCACAGATCACGGATGCCATTTCTGATGATGCAAATTATGCATTTACCTTTGAATCAAAAGCTCCGACTGACATCTTAGTAAAAATGACAACGATGACTAATGGCACTCTGATTAACCAGGATGTCGAAGTTGAAAATGGAAATAAAAGCTTCAGCCAAATTGGTAAAGTGGCGACCTTCTGGTTGACCCCAAAAGAACAACAGATTTCAATGTTTAACGTTGTTTACGACAATGCCAATGGCGATGTCGTTATTTCTGGAAAGACGCTTTTACCTAACCAGTCTGTTTTTATTAATGTTGTCCTGGTTGATTTTGTCGACGATAAAATCACGATTAGCTCTGATGCCAGCGGAAACTTTAATTTAAGAGTCCAAACCTTTAAGAGCGGCGGGATCTACCATGTATATGCGAATGTTTTAGATAGTAATGAAAATTACTCGGCTCAAGTCGATGTTAAATCGGCGGCAGATTATCTGGTTCCTCCAACATTGTCTGTGACTGGAGTAAAAACCTTCAATGCAAACCCTAATGGCGAAAACTATGTCAAACAGGATATTTATTATGCCAATGGCATGACGTTCAACACCCTCAATATCTTCGATATTGCACAGTTTTGGACGGCATTAGATGGATTCTCGAATGGGGATTTTACTCTCCCGGGTAATTCTGGCGATAAGATCTGCATTGCTGCGCTTAAGGTATTCCCTCAATATAGCGACCCTATCTTAATAGACATTATCGAATATATTGTTCCATAAAATGTCCTGACAAAAAAAACCACCTTCGGGTGGTTTTTTTAAATCCTCAAATCCTGAATAGCTTTTAATCAGGATTACGCAAATAGCGCAGCCTGAACGATCACAGCATGATTGACCCATCACTTATGAAATGGGAAATTTCATGCCACAACCTAACCTTGCAGAACTGTATGGACCAGGCATTTTCACTGCCGTGGTCGCTGCAGCGGCTCTCCGGGCCGAAACCGATGAAAAAGTCGGCTGGCACAAATCACTCTCGAATATCCCGGTGACTGGTCCAACCGGTATCAGCATGCCTTTGACTTGGGACCTTGAGGACCCAGACACAGACGTCGGCTTCTTAAACAGCAAAGACATTACAACCATGATCCAGCATCAAGGTTTCCGATTCTGGGGCAACCGCAATTGTTCTGACGATCCTCGCTTCTCATTTGAGGTCGCAACACGTACAGCGCAATTTATCCTGGATACGATCATCAATGGCTGTTTTCCGTTCGTGGACCAACCGCTGACCCCTTATCTGGCCAAAGACATCATCGATTCGATCAATGCAGAGCTCCAAGAGCACGTAACAGCTCGTCACCTGTTGGGGGCTTCAGTCTGGTATGACCCTGCAGAGAACTCGATTCAAAACTTACAGCAAGGACAATTGTGGATCGACTACGACTACACCCCTGTCCCAACCCTCGAAAACCTTGGCTTAAACCAACGTATTACTGACCGCTATTTAGTGGATTTCAGCAAGTTACTTGGTGGCGGTACTGCAACGCAATAAGGAGTCCCAAATGCTTCCACGTACACTCAAAAACTTTAATGTTTTTGTCGATACTCACTCATGGGCAGGCGTAGCCGAATCAATCACGATTCCTAAGATCACAAAGAAAACAGAAGACTATCGCGGTGCCGGCATGATTGGTGATGTCGCTTTGGCCATGGGTTATGAAAAGCTTGAAGGCTCCGTTAAATATGCTGGTTTTGACGTTAAGCAATATCGCCAGTTAGGTGTCTGCGGTACTTCAGATCTACCCGTCCGCTATGTCGGTGTTTATGAACGCCAGGACAATTGCTCCACTCAAGCAGTAGAAATTTACATGCGTGGCCAAGCAATCGAACTCGATCCTGGTGAATCTAAAAACGGGGAACGTACCGAAAGCGAAACGACCTACAACTATTCATATTATCGAATGGAAGTCGATGGTGTCGTGCAAGTAGAACTTGATTTTATTAATGGCATTGAACGTTTTGGCGATAGCGACGTCGCCCAGGCAATTCGTGAATTACTCGGTTTATAAGCCGGGTAATCCCCCCTCCCCCCCTAAAAAAATCCAAACAGGAAAAAATCATGACTTCAGCAAAGCAAGATCAAACCCAGACTTCTACTCCAGATCAACCAGTACAAACTCCGGTCGATCCAAACGTTCGCATTGTTGAGCTAGAAAATCCAATTATTCGCGGATCTGATTCAATTACCCAGATCACATTGCGTAAACCTAACGTGGGAACGCTACGCAATTTAAGCCTGCAGGATGTTTTGAAATGGAATGTTGAGGCGACCAACACGGTTCTGACTCGTATTTCATACCCAACATTAAGCATTGCTGACCTGAACGGCATGGACATCGCAGATTACACATCCTTGGCCGTGGAATTAACCAATTTTTTGGTGAGTGCAAAGGCGAAATCCCAAGTTGTGTAGATGAAGTTATTGCCAATCTAGCGGTGATATTCGGATGGACACCAAAGGAATGCGAGGATTTCGAAATTGATGAGCTGATGCGCTGGAATGAACGTGCAAAGGCTCGAAGTGAAGTACAAAAGTAAAAAATAGGTAATGGCGAATGAGCAATTTAACTTTAAGTGCAGTTTTGATGATTATTGATGAGGCAACCAAGCCGCTGAAGATGATTCAGAATTACAGTGAATCAAGCTCGGACTCCATTACCGAATTAGATCAGAGCATAAAACAGCTTAACAGCACACTAAATAGAAACGATGGCCAGCGATATAACCAGGCGTTAAAACAAACTGAAAAAAATACCAACGCTGCCCGAACAGCCTCTCGTTTACTTGTCACTGAATATGGCCATATTGATCATGCCCTATCATCATTGCTTCACAAAGCAGATCAATGGAATGCCAAACTGGCTCAAAGCCGCCAGAATATGCGCCAGGAATTTAAAAATATTGCAATTGGTGGAGTTATAGCTGGTGCCGGCTTATACCAATTTTTCCAGCCAGCCATCGACTTTGAAAAGCAGGTCAGTGGCGTTCAGGCCGTTTTAAATCTTGAAAAAACCAGTGAAGCAATGAAACAACTTGAAGCTGACGCCCGTAAATGGGGAGCAGCTTCATCCTTCAGTCCAACAGAAGCAGCACAAGCACAATTTGCCTTAGGTTCTGGCGGCTTCAACGTCGATCAGATCCGCCAGGCTTTAGGCGGTACCCTTCAATTGGCAGAAGCTGGAAAGGTTGAACTGGAGCAAGCTGCACAGATTGCTGTCGGTACCTTGAATGGCTTTGGTTTAGTTGCAAGTGAAATCACTCGGGTGAATGACGTATTTGTTCAAGCCACCAATGCCACGGCCACAAGTGTAGGCGGCCTTGGCGAAACCATGAAATATGTGGCTCCAGTAGCAAAACAATACGGTGCATCCATCGAACAAGTCACGGCCATGACCGGCTTACTTGGAAATAACAATATTCTCGATACCCAAGCCGGCACAGCCTTACGCGGTATCATGCTTCGCCTTGCTGCACCACCCAAAGCGGCACAGGATGCTTTAGATCGCCTGGGCGTTAAAACAGCCGACACAAAAGGCAACTTGCGTGACCTATCCGATGTTATGAATGATCTCCGGGTAAAAACCAGCAAAATGGGATCTGAAGAACGTCTGGCATTGCTGTCTGATATATCGGGAACAGAAGCCGCTTCAGCCATGGCCGTGCTCGTCGACCAAACGGGTATGGTTGATGAAAAAACAAGGAAAGTCGTCAATAAAATTAAACAGCTCACTGAAGAACTAGAAAACTCTCAAGGCGCAGCAGCTGAAGCCGCAAAAATTTTAAAAGACAACCTTGCCGGCGATATCGAAAATATGGGCGGTGAATGGCAGGACCTGAGTATTGCTATTCAAAAAGTGCTTGGGAATGACATGCGAAAATTCATTCAGCAAGTTGCTGAAATTATTGGCCGTATTAAAGATTGGGTCGAAGCAAATCCGGAACTGGTGAAAACACTGGCCAATGTGGCCATTAAGCTGCTCATGCTCAAAGTCGGCCTACTAGGAGCCAAGTACACTGCAAATCTTTTCCTCGGTGGCATTGTCAGTATCATTGCCGGTATCACTAAATTCGCCATTGTGATGTGGGTGGCCCACAAGATCGCCAATAAATTCGGTATCGGTTTACCGTCCCGGTTGACTGTCATTTCTAAATCCATCCAGTTACTCAGCCGGGCATTTACTTTCCTGGCACGTCAGGCGATCCCGCTTGTTATTGCTGGCCTGCGTGCTCTGGCCATAGCAGCATTGACCAACCCCTTAACATTGATCATCGCGGCCATTATTGCTGTTGCCTTCGTAATCTATCGTTATTGGGGACCTATCAAGGCATTTTTTCAAGGTTTCTGGTCAGGGCTTATGATTGGCCTAGCTCCGTTTAAAGATTCAATCAGCAGCTTGTTTACCACCTTAAAAGCGACCCTCGCGCCACTGAAACCGGTATGGGATGCTTTGGTTGCAGTATGGACCATCTTTAAAGGGGTACTTGCTGAAGCCCTCGGGCCATTCCAGGCCACAAACCAGGAACTAGCCAATGCCACATCATACGGCTCAACCCTTGGCCAAGTATTCGGTTCTGTTCTCGGTGTAATTGGTGAACTGATTTTGATCTTCGTAAAATTATCCATGGCTATCCTGGTGAATGTCGGTACAGCGATCGGAGAGTTCTTCGGATGGTTATCCCTTATTCCGGAACGTGCAAGCGCTGCATTCAATGCTTTAAAAACCTATGTGAAAGAAGCCGGCGCCACATTCATTAATTTTCTACTGACACCATTACGCCTGGTGATCGATGCCGTGAATATTTTGATCAGTGGAATGAATAAAATCCCGAGTATCAATATTCCCAAGATCCCGCAGGTCCCGACTTTTGCACCTCCAGCGGCAACCATTCCAACCAAGAAAGTGACCCCTACCGCCCCGATCTCTGTTCCAAATAGAGCGGTTCAAACAACAAATCATTTTATGGGTGCACAGATCACCATCTCTGGAGTCAATGATCCAAAACAAGTGGCGTTACTCGTGGATCAGAAACTTAAACAGCATCAAAGTGCGCTCACAGCTCAACAGCAACGTACTTACAACGATAGGGACTGATTACATGTTGATGTGCTTAGGACAATTTCCCTTTACGACTGATACGCTGACCTTTACCGAGATCCAGCGTCAACGCTCATGGCAATATGCGGACAATGCAGTGGCCAAGGGTCGCAAGAAACGCCAGTTTATTGGTCCTGGCGATGACATTATCACGCTCCCGGGAGTGATTTATCAGGAGTATGGCTTCGGTAATAGATTTTCTATTGATGAGCTGGCATCGATGGCAGATTCTGGCCAAGGCTTTGTTCTGGTCGATGGCAGCGGATATCTATATGGGGTTTATACGATCGACAACATTGACGAAACCAAACAGGTTTTACTATTCAATGGCGTTCCTCGAAAGGTCGATTTCACCATTAAACTCACCCGGGTTGACGATGAACGCATTGAGCAACAAACAGCAGCGGAGTCCTAAATATGCCTAAGATTCCAGTCTGTATTTTAACTGCAGACAACAAACCACTAAACGACCAGATCACCACACGCATTACCAGCGTCACAGTGACCGATAACCGCGCCAATGAAGCTGACCAGCTTGATATCGTTTTAAATGACACTGATGGCGTTCTGGAGCTGCCACGACGCGGGGTAAAAATTAATTGTCAGTTAGGTTTCGAGCAGGAAGGATTACACGATAAAGGCGATTTTATTGTGGATGAAACGGAATGGTCCGGCACGCCGGACACAATCACAATTAAAGCCTCCAGCGCTAACTTTAAGAGCAATATCAAAGAGGCAAAATCTAAATCCTACCACCGCAAAAAATTTGGAGAAATTGCTTCAGAGATCGCCCAGAATCATAAACTGACGCTGGTGATGACAGATGATCTAAAAAATATCGATCTTCGCCATGTAGATCAAACCAATGAATCAGATCTCAATTTATTGAATCGGATCTCAAAACAAAACGGTGCAGAAATGGCAATAAAAAAAGATCGCTTACTCATTTTCAGAGCCGGCACCGCTCAAACTGCCTCAGGTAAAAAACTTTCTACAATCAAAATTACCAGGGCGGATGGAGATCAATTCAGATACTCGGAACAGGACCGGGATTCGGACTATACAGGCGTATCAGCAAGCTATCATGACCAAGGCAAGGCAACCCGTAAACGGGTGACCTCTGGCAAACCTGAAACACGTGGAGGTGGCAACGATCCAGCCACAAAAACCAAGGTACTTAAAGGGACCTTTGCTTCAGCTGAAGAAGCTCAACGCGCAGCGGATGCAAAAATGGCCGAAATCAAACGCCAGAAAGCCAAGTTCAGCATAACCATGGCCAATGGCATTCCGGATATTTCAACCGAGTCATCTGTCCAACTGGAGGGATTTAAACCTCAAGTGGACAAACTAAATTGGATTGTAGAAAAGGCCGTTCATATCTATGCAGATAATGGCCTGATTACCCAGGTGAATCTGGAAGCCACACTATGAAAACAATCTACTTATTAATCTTTATGGTTACGCTATCCGGATGCACTGCACACAATATTCACAATAATATCCAAGTGAGTATTTGCCTGCAGTGTGTACAGTATTAATTATTAATTTTGATCATGCCTTCAGCTGTAAAGTAATTCGGGGTGAGATTGGATCTTTGCATTGTCCAGTCGCCACCCAAGCTCCCTGCCCCTACCGATATCCCCTTGCTGCCATATTTATCCCGGATCTGCGCTTTCATTTGACGTGCATCTTCAGTGTTTTTAATTATTTTCTGATAATGCGTCAGCTCTAAAAAGCATTCATCAATCGAGTAAATTTCCTGGTCTTGTTTATGCACGTACATGCCAAGTATTGTCATGAACCTTTTAGACATTTCGGCATAAACAGCGTAGTTACTGGAGAGAACTACGACATTATTTTGCTCGATGAGATTCTTAATTTTGAATCGCGGTACACCCATCTTGATTCCGAGCATTTTAGCTTCGCTACTTCGCGCCACAGCGCAGCCGTCGTTGTTTGAAAGCACAATGACAGGCTTATTATTTAGATGTGGCTGAAACAGACGTTCACACCTCACATAACAATTGTTGACGTCGACCAAAGCAAACACACGCTTTTTCATCTAAATTTCTTCAAGCAGCGGGTTACTACACCCCAGATGATAAGTTCTTGGCCATCCTTCAAATGAATATCAGGATATTCTGGATTTTCAGCCTTTAACCAGCGTTTATCCCCTTCGATAATTAAACGTTTAAGGATGAAATCATTATCGATAAGAGCCAGCACAATATCTCTATGCTTCGCCTCAAGCGAACGATCGACAATCACTTCGTCATCGATGTCGATGCCAATGTCACGCAATGACAATGAGTTCACTTTAGCGATAAAGGTGGCCGTAGGATTCATAATCAAGTGGTGATTCATCTCAATAGATTTATCGACATAGTCTTGGGCAGGTGAAGGGAAACCTGCTGATAATCGTTCGACAGCAAAATGTATTGCCAAGATTGTTTTAGGATCGATTAAAACCAAAGAACCAGAACAAATATCACCTGAGTATAGGCGCTCAACGGCCTGCCTAAATATAAAATATATAAACTTGAAAACGTTACATTATTCAAGTTAGGATAAAATTACTTGTAATGAATTTAAAATTGATAAAACTCATATAGAGCTAATGCTCAGATTTTTAATAATTTTAAGTCTATGCCTTCTGATAGAAGATCGTTTTTATTAAAAAAAAAATCCACTGCATGGGTACTGTGGAAAACATAAGTAGATTTTGAAAACGCAACTCATACTCATTCAAGAAATTCAGATTTAAGAACACAACTGGATCTAGATTTCAAAATATGAGAAAATATATTAGTCATTGATTTTTATTAAAAAATTAGAGTTACATCAAATTTAAGTAAGGACGAAATATGGATTTCAACTATACACATGAAGAAATAATAAATTTATTTAAAAATTATCTTTATGATATGGAGGTTGAAAATAAGGAAACTTATTATGAACTTCGTTTTAGATTTTCTCGCATAGTTAAAGATGAATTAATAACTAAAACTTTAACAAAGGAAAAAATTGACTCTTTAATTATGAAATTAAAATCATTGAAAAATGAATATGATGCAATTTTATATAATGAAAAATATTTTGAAAGCTTAATTGTCGAGGAGCGTAATTTTTTAAAGCCTCCCATTCTATCATATCGGAATAATACCATTGAAATATATGATCATGAAAACAAAATAAATTACTGTTTATCCTCTATAAAAAATGAGTATTTAATTTGGATTTTAATAAACACTAAAGAAACTCATATTATGAGACGAATCCCAATAGATCTCATTAGAAGAAAAGTAGAAAACCTACCTGAAGGATCTGATGTTTTAGACGTTTTATCAATTTTAATCAACTTATATTCTCTAAAAATAAGTTCAGAAAATTCTCTCCCACTAGCTAAATTTATAAATTACTCAAATTCCTTTATTTTTAATTTAGCGTTTAATTTTGATTCAACATTCATTGTATTAAGAAATTTAGAAGAGATAACAAATAAAACGAGGATGAAAAATATACGTAATACAAACATAACCGAACTAGATCCTCCTCGAAGGGTTTACAATGAAGATTTAACTAGACATTATTTACTAGCAATCTCTAATGAAAGCCTAAATATTCAATTTCTATCTTACTATCATATAATGGAACATTATTTTGAAGATGTATTCAACAATGAACTAATCGATCAAATTAAAACAAAAATATCTGGACCAAATTTCTCATACAAAAGAAAGCAAGATATACAAGATTTAGTTAAACAAATCAAAACGAAATTACAAATAAGGAATAGCACTACTACAATTAATGAAGGTGAAGCTCTAAAGCTAGTTATTAAAAATTTTGTTGACTTTGAAAACTTAAAGTATGAAATCAATACATATGATGAAAATCTTATTGATTACTATAAAAATAATAAAGTTGAATTTTCAAATGGCTCTACTTTTGACTTATCCAGTGAGAGTGATTCAGATAGATTAGTGAAAGATTTAGCTAATAGGATTTATTCAACAAGATGTGCTTTGGTTCATAGTAAAGATGGTAATAAAGAAAAATATATTCCTTTTAAAGATGAAAAAAAATTAATGAAAGAAATACCTCTTCTTAGATTCATTGCAGAAATGGTTATCTTACACAATTCGAAAGAGTTATAATTATTTTTTATAAAAAGCTCGGTATAAAAACTGGGCTTATTATTACCTTACTTTTTTCTCCATCAGAGTTCTTAATAGCTGGATTAGTACTTTTAATAAATTTAGCTATTACCTTCACAAGATTGGTACTTCAGCTTATTAGTTCTTGAAATAGATTACCAATTTTTTCATTGTAGTTATTATCTAATTCTTTTCTAAAATACTGTATAGCTAGTTCCTTTCTTAACACTTAGGTAGTTCCCTTATTTACCAATGAAGTATAATCTGGAAAAGCTTTTGAGCAATTGTTTAAAAAATCTATACATTTAATTATTTTGTCATTGATAACAATTATATACTGATCTTAACTCATACATTCATCTTTTCCCGCCCCCATACATCACCCAAATTAGACCTAATGTATAAGGTGAAAACAATGAACAGAATTGTATTAAAATTCACCAACCTTACTTCTTCTAACCTATAAAAATAATAAAAACCACTCAATCGAGTGGTTTTTTTTAAAATAACTTCTTCTCAGTTGGTGGCATTTGAGACTCAGTTGTATGTTCTGTTGCTCGTGCTTTAGGTTCTGTTATTGCTGTACTTGGTTTTAGCAAATCCGTACTTGGTTTAACCACTTTAACCATCTCTACACTCGCTCGTATCAGCTCTGTACCTACTTTGATTTGATCGTTAATAAGATCACCTGCCTTGTCATTTTGAGTTTGATCTACAGCTTTTCCAAAATACTTAGTTGTAAGATCCTTAATGACAATATGCTGTTCTGATTCTGGTAATCCTCGAATAAATAAAGGAAGTGCCATCAATTCAAGGGATGTTTGATGGGATTGATCATATTGCTTTTTTGCATGACTTGCCTTTCTCAAAAAATAAGTACACAGAGTTATACCTACTGAAATAAACAAAACTTTCCTGACAATAAAATCTACAATAGTTTTTTCAGTAAACGGAAAAGCAAACGTGGAAAAAATTGCAATTGTTATAATTGTGAAAAAAGATATATAAAAATACCTTTCGTATTTTTCTGATTCTAATTTAAAAATACTACTGGCAGAGGAATATACTTCCTCTGTTTTTTGCCCTTCTAGCGCAAGCTTCGCGGCTTCAACCTGTTTGACACTTTCTCTTGCTTTAAATAATTCCTCTTGTAACTCCTTTAAATATTGATCCTTAGTGCGTTCATCAAGGGCAATATTTTGCAATCGATTATAAAAATTCCGAAGTGAATTCAATTTCTCTATTATTTTTCTTACTTCTCCCGTTGATGTAAAAGTAAAATTTTCAGGCATATAACTACTGATACTATTAATCAGATCAATAATATTTTGACCATTAATGGTCATACGAATGTATTTCGGATTTTCATCAAAAAATTCTAAAAAATCGCTACCCAAAAAGTCTAAAAAATCTTTAAACTCACTACGTAATTCTGTTGAATTAAACGGAAGTGATTCCAAAAATTTAGAATTGTGATTAAGTAACCTTACCACTCTTCTTTGCAATTCCCCGATAGTTTCTTGGAAGTCAGCAAATATCAATTCATATTCAAATTTATCGATATCTTCTTTTAACATACCTCACCCCATATCAAAAATTGACCCCATGCATTAGCTCACTATGCCCCAATCCATTGGCTCAATGTGAACCATCGCATTGTATCAAAATGGAATCTTCTTTCCTTATATAAATAAAATAAGCACTAAAATTAAAAAAAATGGATTAAACACATACCATTTTTCAGTGTTCTGAATAGTCCCAAATCGAAAAATTATCCCTTAAAAGTTAAAAGAGATATTGCTTTAAAAAAAAGATATCGTTATATTTCAAAAATCACAGCAAAATCTGTGAGCAGGCGTGGAAACCTGTCTTATCATCCAAGAGCGCAGAACTAAGTCGCTATATGCGGCCTTTTTTTTGCCCACTGCATAGTCATGCTTTCGTTATGGCAGTCTATTCAGGGCAGTCGCAAGACTGGCCGCACTCTTGGGCGGTATTTCCACCCCTGCTTAGGCTGCCACCATTCCGTGGAAAGAATGGTGGTGAGTTGTAAAACTTACCAAGAGAAAACGGCTATGAACACACGTTCTTATAGTGCATACGCACGCCCGCCTGCCACACCTATCGAACACACCCCTATCCATGATTTGCCTGCATATCTGGCAACAAAAAAGAAAGCTGCAAGGCTCAAAAAATTCCACGACTCACTCGCATATTTAGCCATCCTGATCATTGCCTACATCCTGTTAAAAATCGTAGGTGCATAATGGCCAGAATCTTGATTAATACCGAACTGGGCACCGAACGGTTATGCTCTAGTTGTGGCGAGTACTACCCATTCGATGGTGAGTTCTTCAATAAAAATGGGTTTAGACAAGGGGTCCAGCAATGGACCTCAAAATGCAAAGCTTGCTATGCCGAACTATATCGGGGGGCCGTTGCATGAAACTACTCCTACAACAAAACGAATATCCCCTCATTGCCTCGCCAGAAATGGCGAAGGTACTGGGGATTACCGCTGCCACCTTCCTCCAGAAATTGTATTTCTTTCTGAATGAAACAAGAAAACGCAAAACCAAAAAAAATTTAACAACGTATAAAGGCCGTAAATGGTGGTTTCATACTTTTGAAGAATGGAAAGAAACCCTAGGCATGTTCAGCGTTTCAACGATAAAAAGGGCCGTAGCGAAGCTACGTGCCCTTGGCTTGATTCAGGTAGCAAAGCTATCGGATGTAAAGTCAGATCGGGTGAACTACTACACCATCGACTATAAGAAATTAAAGTCGCTTTTCTGCATCGATATTCCTGTAAACGATACGCCTGCACCGAAGCCAGCAGCTGCTCCGCACCAGGATAAAATTGTTGGTACTCAAGAGCCACAAAACCCACCTGCAATGGTTGAACAATTAAAAGCCATGCCAGACAAGCAAAGGCGACTCTATAACCAGTTACGCACCTTAAAGCTGGACATTTCCCCTACCGAGCCATTACTAGAAATATGGGTCCACCATGCCCCTATGATCACGGCCTATGTTGCTTCAGCTTCTTCACGCCTTGAAATAACAAAATGGCATTGGCACACCCCTGCACAAATTCTCCCACGCCATTTAATAGATTGAGGAATAACGATGAAAATAGAAAAAATTATTGTCCGAGTTCAAAATCCGAAAACAAAAAAACGCCAGCTTTTTATTAGTGCAAAAAAGCTGCATAGGCTATTAGACAGTGACGTTTCATATAAAACATTTCTGGAAACAAATGTATTATGGTCACGACTTAGAGAAAATATCGACTACCACTTCAATAAACAAGTTGATACATATAATTTAAGTATTTGTACCGTTCAAGCCATTTTAATTATGGAAAATACAGAACAAAGTTGGAAGCTTTTCAATGAACTTTCAGACCTGATAAATAACGGATTTAACCTTTCATATGGGGTATGACATGGATATACAAACAAGGTTAACATTATTAGATCAGCATTTAAGTTTACTTGTTGAAGCAACAGAATGCTGCGAATCATTAACTGGCGAGTCTGTCGCTGCGACATTATTTATTATTCAAGAGCAAGTTCGACTTGTTCAAAAATCTATGAATCAAGAGTAAAAAAAAGCCCTCTCATGAGGGCTAATCATCATATAAATCATCTGTATTTGAATCAAAACTCTCAATTAAAGGCTTGTATTTTTCAGCATCACCATCTCGAGGTAAATGCAAAAAAGTAATGGGAATATGTCTAACTTTATAGTTATATTCCGTTCCTGAATGTGGCTGAAGGCTGTAGGTGCAACTCGATTTCATTTTACATGGTGTAAGTGAAACTAATTTAGCACCAAGTTTTTTGGACAAATATTCTTGCCAATTTTTCATAACTTTTGGTTCAGTATGATTTGCATTGTTTGGCTTTATAAATATCAGCATTGCTCCTGCTGTAGCTCCAATCTGGCCTTTACTATATCTTTCAGTTAATTGCGTATAGCCGCCATATAAATATGTATTTCCATATTTATTAGGACCACCCCAAATTTTAGCTTCAGCAATCCATGTAAAACTACCTAATGTAATTGAAATATCGGCATTTCCATTATTATCACTATCTTTCTGTGCAGTAGGCCAGAATCTTTTTAATCCTAACCAAATGTTGTGGGAAATCTGAACCTCAGTCATTCCCCAATAATATTCAACAGCAGTTAACATATCATTAGTAATTTCATCTATTTCATTGTAGATAAGTTCAACAAAATCCTCATAAGTACCATCCGTAGCAACAAGGTCTTGGTACATTCTTTTTTGCATTTGTTGGGAGGCCTGTGCCATTAAAGCAAAATTCACAATATTGACTCCCAAATTTTGATAAAATTCAGAGTCGGTACAAAATAAGGAAATACAACCTGATGATATTGTTCAAAGCTTAATCTGCATCCTTCTTGAGGGTGATAATATTCATTATTCTTCATTGCTAAAAAGACTTCACCTCTAGGGACCTCTTCCCAATAGCCAGTTACAACATCTCGATAGTGAAAATATTGGATCAATACCTTTACTTCTTGGCTACTCAGTAAATACACAGCATCAATAAATTGCGAATGCTCAGCATCTTTTGCTTTTGATACATTAAATAAATAGCTAAAGTGCATATCAGTTTCAGAATTTAAATCATCACATTGAGCTATTTCAATAATCAAATTTTTACAAAGAGCAAATACAAGCTCATGATCTGATCGACCATCAACTAATTTTTCAATAGTTGGCTCAAAATACTCAAAAACCTTATAAGCTCTTTGTAAATAATTATTCATTTATTTATTCACTTTATGTAAGTGTGTCATAATTTTATCAATACAATATTGTAGACCTTTATATGAATCTAGATGGTCTAAAATTGCATAATTTACCGGATTATGAGTTGAATCTCTAAACTCTGCTTCAGTAAGCCCTAAACTAATAATAGGTTTTTCCTCATCTGATACATTATATTCACGATCAATACCAAAAAAGTCCAGAATCTGACTTTTTGATCCCTCTTGGAAAAACTTATCGTCACGCATGTCATTCAACTTTTTCCCACTACGACCAAGATAAGTATAACCTCCTTTACCTGTAGAAAAGTCATGATTCACGACACGACCTGTCGCTGAACTTTCAACTTCCATTTCTGGAATGATTTTTCTTAGGTTAAGGCTATTTAATTGATCTAGCATGCCGTATCTCTTAATTATTGTTTTGTAGTCTTCTATTTTTATATTAGATAAAGCCCTATCAAAAACATTAATTAAATCAATACCTATGACAATTATTTCATGTTTATGATCAATCTTAATAAAATCAAATGCATTAAGATCAAAACGTAGTTTTTTGGAAATACCAACCACTACTGCATCAGGAAATTCTAAGGAAAACTCATCAACACTACGGACCGTTTCTGGAACAGTTCTATAGTAATGACGTTCACTTTTGAAATAGTAAATTGTTCCGCTGTCTAATTCTTCTGCTTTAGCTAACACAGCATCATTAGTAGTTGCAGGGCTGTGATTAAACTCACTTTCAAAAAGATTAAATTTCAAAGCTTCATTTTTTAATTTATCTTCAATATCTTCTATAATTTTTGAGTCTACCTTATATAGTAAAATCTTTTTATTGAAGAAAGCTACATGCTTATCTAGAATTTTTTTAAGTTCACAATTTACTTCATTTAAGTCTTTTAAAACATCTCCTTTATCTAACCCCCTTACTGCGTTTATTAAACCGTGGCGACCTCTTCCTGTAATATGAAATGGACGAAAAACATCTGCTATTTTGTTTGCCGGGAACTTTCTTTTATTTAGCTGATCTAACTTATTAATAACTTCAATTTTTAGATTTTCAATTTTTGGATCTTTTGCCACAAAACTAAACCTTATAGTAACTTAACAATAATATATTTATATCATTGTTTAATTTATAGCACCATTATATTTGATCATATTTTGACAAACAGATTAGAGTAAATGATTAATGTCATTTACTCTCTTAATTATTTATTTGAAAAACTCTCAGCAAAATTTCTTACCAATGTAAGCAAGGTCACATGCTGTGCGGGGTCAACTTGATCCCAAAGTTTTAATAGCTCTTTTGCATCGTCTGAAAGTAGATTAGGACGTGCACGCTCTCCAGTAAGAAGAAACCAAACATCGACCCCTTCATGATGTAAAGCTTCCAAATCCTCTTGGTTCATGACCCTTTCGCCCTTTTCATAGCGCAAAACAGCCATCGTTTTCTTATTAAACAAAGCAGAAAAGTCTTTTTGAGAAAGCCCTAATCTTGATCGCTCAATCCGAATGCGTTTACCTCTTTGATTGATATTTTCATCACCCATTTGGGATATACCTATTATTTAAATATCCCAAATGGGATATTATTTGTTTAAACATATACCATCTTAACAAAGTTCTTTCTTCACTACAGTCTAAAACTGTCACTAAAAAGGAAACCTGCAATGGTTACTCAAGAGTCTCAAAAAGAAATCCAAATCAGTTTTCGTACCTCACCAGAAAATCGTCGCTTAGCTCGCATCGAAGCAGCCAAATGCAATATGTCACTCAATGAGTGGATCAAATTTCTGGTCGAATCAAAACTGCCGAACTCTACTCCTTCAAACTCAAAATAATCATAAGAGATGACTTTTTGGCTCATCACAGATTCCCTAGCCAATCACGTAAATGTTTAGTAAAGAAATGAAACGGACTGTAAAACGGCAAAAAAATAACAAGTGAGTGTCGTCGGGAGCAACAGATCACTTGGTCCAGTAACAACGGGGTAAAACATGAGTAAATCTATAGGATTCTACTGTCCGCATTGTGACCGTAGGATGCATGTGACGAGCCGTAAAAAGCCGTCACCTCTTTTTCATAACATCATTGTCAGCTGCATGAATCCCGACTGCCTTGCCAGCTTTGCAGCGGATCTCGAAATTACGCGCACTATCCACAACAGCCTCACGCCTAAGCCAGATCTATCCCTCACAAAACAGACATGGGAAAACGAAATCGAAATGCAGCTCAACAGTTTAGAGCTTCAACCAGAGATTGACCAATTTCAAAAGTGCTTTGTAGAAGGGGCCATAAATGCCCTTTTCTGGACAAGAAAAATTGACCTTGCCCAAGCACAGACATATCGCAATCGCCTCCTACAAATGAAATTGATCTGAGTAATAAATGGATATTTTGCAACGTCGAATAGACGAAAGACTAAACCAGCTTTTCAAGTTTAAAAAAGCTGGCGACTGGTACCGTAGTGGTATATGCCCTAAATGTAACCAGAAAGAGCTCTATACCCACGCAATTACTCCGAAGGTGGTGAAGTGTGGTCGTATAAACAAATGTAACTATGAAGAACACGTGAGGGATATCTGCGACGATTTATTTAAAGACTGGTCAGAGGATTTTCCAAAGACCGAACAAAACCCAAATGCCTCTGCAGACGCCTATATGGTTCATGCCCGAGGTTTTGATATTTCCTCAATTAAATACCGGTACAAACAAGAACTCTATCGTGACTACAAAAACCAAAAGCTTGTAACGGCCACGGTACGCTTTGAGCTTGCACCGGGTATTTTTTGGGAAAGGTTTATCGATCGCCCGGAGAGATTCGGGCGTATGAAAGCCAATTTCATTGGTGAGTGGAAAGGGCTGTCATGGTCAGTTCACGAACTGGATGACCTCTGCAATGCGAGTAGCATCTGGCTGACTGAGGGAATCTTTAACAGCATTGCATTGTCACAGTCGGATCTGATCAGTATCAGTACCATGAACAGTGGTAACTATCCGAACAATATCCTCCAACGGATCGCTACGCGCTGCAAGGAACTAGAAAAGGACCGCCCTCGCCTTGTTTGGGCTTTAGATAATGACAAAGCCGGTAAAAAATATTTAACCAAACAAATTGATCAATCGATTCAGGACGGCTGGCAATGTACAGCTGCTTTGCCTCCAGTTGGGAAAGACTGGAACGATCTATTTCAAAGTAATCAACTCACCAAAAAACACCAGGATAAATATATCCATTGGGGCAAGCTTCAGATTGCCAAAACTGCTGAAGAAGCAGGCCTGTTAATTTATAACTTCTATCACTTGGCCAAATTCTATTTTAATCATGGTTATCGCACGTACTGGTGGGAGCTGGACCATAAAAAATTTAATGCAGTCATGGAAGCCACTGAACAGGCACAAGGCTCAATTCTTTCTGAAGAAGAAAAAAAGATCCAGGCACTAAAAAATAGTTCTTCAGTAGTCGAGATCTGCAACGCCCAGCTGGAGCCTCTGTATTTCCAACGAAATGAAATTACCGACGAAAGTTGGTATTACTTCCATATCCAGTCACCTTGGGGAGAGGTTAAAGCAACGTTCACGCCCGAGCACATTTCATCACGTAGCAAGTTTAAACCCCGAGTGATGGGTGTTTTATCTGGTGCTATGTGGACTGGATCAGATCAACAGTTAGAAACATTTATTAAACGCAAAACGGAAAGCCTGCGTGAAGTAAAGACGATCGACTTTATTGGCTACAGCAAAGAACATGACGTTTATATCTTCGACCAGTTTGCTGTGCATAAAGGCCAAGTTATCCCCAAGAACGAGCATGATTACTTCAGAACAAATAAAAAGGAGATCAAGACTTTAGCCTCGACTCCAGTAATTCATCTAAACATCAAGAAAGAATTTCAGCCGACTTGGTGGCGCGATTACTACGATCTCAATGGTGAAGTCGGACTAATCCTTTTAGCGTGGTGGACAGGTTCATATTTCGCTGAACAAATCCGTGCAATGAACTCATCCTACCCATTCTTTGAATTTGTTGGCCAGGCGGGATCTGGTAAATCAACCTTGATCGAAATGCTTTGGAAGTTTAGCGGTCGTGAAGCCTACGAAGGCTTTGACCCGAATAAGTCCACTAGTGTGGCGATTTATCGTAACTTCGCCCAAACCTCAAACATGCCGATCGTGTTAATTGAAGGTGACCGTAATGATCAGCAATCAGCGCAAAAAGCCAAGTTTTCATGGGATGAGCTAAAGGACGCTTTCAACGGTCGCGCAATCCGCTCGAAAGGCCTAAAAACGGCTGGGAATGAAACATACGAGCCACCATTCCGTGCAGCGGTGATGATCAGCCAGAACACGCCGATCCAAGCCTCTGAAGCGATCCTGTCTCGTACCCTGCATATATCGGTCGACATCAAAGGCCACAGCTTAGAGAAAAAGAATATTGCGACCAGATTGTCGCAAATGCCTTTAGATGAAGCATGTACTTACATGACGTACTGCCTGAAGAACGAAAAAAAGATCCTGGATACATATCAAGCCAACCTTAAAAACATTGAGGCTGATTTCCACGCTAAAGGGATTACCCATGTGCGTATTGCGCTCTGTCATGCCCAAGTATCAGCCATGATCGATGCATTAGCCGAGCATGTACTTAAAAAAGAGATCAGCGCAACCGAGATCCAGAACGCTAAAACCATGCTGGAGAACATGGCCTGTAAACGTGTCGATGAAATTGGCATGGATCACATATATGTACAACAGTTTTGGGATGCATACGAATACCTCAACAGTATTCGGAATTCACATTTTCACCTTAATCATTACGACCCAACGGAGGCCAATATCGCAATTAATTTAAACGAAGTCTACAAAGTCGCTGCACGTAATTTCCAGGCATTGCCTGACGTAAACGAAATGCGCAGCCTCCTACGCACAAGCAAACGTTACAAGTTTGTGGAAGCAAATAAACCTGTCAGATCCAATAAATTCCCCGCGGATGATGCCAAAAATCTTGGTGATTACACCAATGATAATCCCCTTAATAGCGAGCGAATTATCAAATGCTGGATCTTTACCAACCCGAATCAAGTCAGACAACCTAGAACTAAGTAATTTTATTTTTAGATTCACATACAGAAGCGGCCACTCCTGTATGTGACACACAATTACTCCGGAGCGAAATTATGCAAAATGATTTTAACGCAGAAAGCACACAAAAAACTTATATCTATGCCTATTCATTAATCACTGAACAAGGAAAGAAATCTGGAAGAGTTGAAGCAGCCGACCATCGTCAGGCACAAAACCAAGCAATCCGAGCTGTAGGCTGTGAAGTTTATCGAGGAAATATCAAATTGCTGGAAAATCAGGAATTAGCCAGACGTAAGGATTTTGTGGCATTGAACTTAGAAAATGAGGGCAAGAAAGATGCATAAATATAACTGCCAATGTGGGGGCCTTATTCTTCCAGACTATGACGCATTAGCAATCGGCCACCAGGTAAATTTTTCTATTCAAGAACGTAAAAACGGATATGGCCATAAAATTATTGTGGACCATAAACATTACACTGGAGAGATCGTTGCGATCGATCAGGACCGAATCACAGTTAAAACCCGGGTACGAACTTTTGACTTGTATCGATACGACTTGACCCCTGCAAATGCTCCAAGGATTGCTGATTATTTAAGGGTAGGTAAATGCTTATGCAACACAAGCAATCTGAAAAGGTCAGCATGACAAACGCCACAATTATCCTGAGCAGTTCCTCATTTATGGGGGCTGTTTATTTTCTAACACAAGTTATGGGGTCATAAAATGGATGCATGTAATTTCGATATCATCACTTTTGGGAAGTTTAAAGGTCGAAGTGTTAAAAGCTTGGCCACTGAGGATCTACTACATTTAGATATAACAGAACAAGGACAGCGTATCCGTGATGCTGTACTGGCTGAACTTGAATTTCGTGCTCAGTTAGAACAAGACAATGATATGGATGAGTTACCCTTTTAAGGATCTGAACAATGGAACTGAATGCAGAAAAATTACTGGAAAAAGTATTCCTTAAAATGATGAAGGCAATCGAATCAAAGCCAATCATTCCAATTGAGTACCAAGTATGGGATTTAGAAGATATTGGCCATTATTTAGATTACTCGCCGGACTATGTAAAACGCCATATTATTACGCAGCCACACTTTCCACCCAGCCGCGATCTACCAACAAAGGAAGGTCACACAGTGCAACGCTGGAGAGCCAAAGATGTGATCGATTACACTATGGCCTTCGATAAAGCTTTCGTGAAGTACTCATAAATAAAAAAGCCACCTTAAGGTGGTTTTTTTTATTAGGCTATCTTTTGAAATTCACAGGACTGATTTAACTCGTCCACAATTTCATTATTCGTAGGGTTGTAATATACCAAGGCGAATTTTGGGTCCTTCCAGCCGAATATCTTGCACAACGTCAAAGCATTTTTGATTCGCTTGGCCATCAAAGATGCTGCCTCATGTCTGGAGTCATGGAAAGTCAGATCCGCATTTTCTAAACCGGCTAATTTCCGTGCCTTCCGGAACAAAGTATCACGTGATGAATCAGAAACAGTAAATACTTTAGGACATGCCTTGCGGTCGATCCGAAGCGCTAATGACCAAAGATGGACAGCAAAATTATCCAGCGGAACAATTCGAGACGTTCCATTTTTTGTATCAGGCAATACAACCTGATTTTTTGCCAATTGCACTTCGTGCGGCAGCCGGTTAACGATTTCCCCCGATCGCATTCCAGTGGCCATAGCAATAAGCCAGATTAACGCCACTTCCTGCATTTTTGTTTCCGGTACCGTACCAGGCACATATTTTAATGCAGCTAATATTTTCTCAACTTCTTCGAGTTCTACACGACGTTCCCTGTTCTTTGGCTTTGCGGGCAGCTTCACGTCAGCAACAGGATTATGCTTAATCCATTTCTTTTCGACACACCAGGAGAAAAAAGACGACAACGTAGAGAAATCCCGACGTACTGAGCTCGCTTTCAATGGATTGATAGAGCGATTCATACATTGATCACGATAGTTGGCCAGATACTCAGATTCATATTTGACCAGTGGCCAGTCGACCTTAGGTAAATACTCCTGAAAATATTTAATCCGTTGCTGTTCTTTTTTTGCAGTCTTTTTAAATTGTGACACTTCAGCCGAGTACCTGGATAAAGCTTCATGAACGGTTAAAACAATTTTTTTCTTTAAAGCTTCTTCAGTGGAGTGATTGAGCAAAATATCTCGCTCACGTTGTGCTGCCCACTTCATTACATCAAGCTTAGATTTCTTAACTTTACTGCAACGCACATCTAATACACGCAAATCAGCTCGCCATGAGCCATTCGCCTGCTGATAAACAGACAAACTCATTTTATGCACCAAGTTCCTAATTTCCAAAAATAAACCACAAAAAAAAGTGTGGAAAATGTGTGGAAATATATACCTGAAAAACCCCGTAAATACCGTAAAAAAACACAAACGCCAGAAACGACAAAGCCCCAAACCTTTGATATATAAGGCTTGGGGCTTTGAATAATCTGTGTAAGCTTTCGCTTGGTCCCGAGGGTCGGACTCGAACCGACACGTCATCTCTGACAGCGGATTTTGAGTCCGCCGCGTCTACCAATTTCACCACCTCGGGAAGAGTGCGATGCTTTGTGTTGCGTATAATAACCTGTTTGATTTTATTGTCAAACACTAACTTACGCTTATTGCTCACTTTTAAATCACTCAGATATTTTTCTCTCAATAAACACGCGAACTCAGCGAGAAAACGCAAAAAAGACTATACTACGCCCAATTTTTGCAATGTTTTAGATGTATGCAACTCTCCGACTTTTCGTTTGATCTCCCCGATGAACTTATTGCTCGCTATCCCTTAGACAGTCGTAGCGCATCTCGCCTGCTGCGTATCGATGCGCAAGGTCAATATCACGACCATGCCTTTACCGATATTCTCGACCTGCTCGAAGACGGTGATTTACTGGTACTGAATGACACCAAAGTCATGAAAGCACGCTTAAAAGGCAAACGTGCTACAGGGGGCGCAATCGAAGTACTGGTCGAGCGCATGCTGGATACCCACACTGCGCATTGCCATATCAAATCAAGTAACTCACCTAAAGCAGGCGCAGAACTGTATATCGGTGAAGATGCGGTTCCTGTCACCGTACAAGGCCGCCATGAAAACCTGTTTGTGGTGAAGTTTTCACAACCGATCTTGTCGGTACTGGATCAATATGGCCAGCTCCCGATTCCGCCTTATTTCAATCGTGAAGCCGAAGAGATTGATACTGAACGTTATCAAACTGTGTTCCATGATCCTGAAAAAATTGCCAGTGTCGCTGCGCCCACAGCCAGTCTGCATTTCGATCAAGACCTGTTAGAAAAGTTGGCTGCTAAAGGTGTACAAAAAACCTTTGTGACCTTGCATGTCGGTGCAGGAACGTTTATGCCTGTGCGTACTACAGACATTACCAATCACATCATGCATAGTGAATGGTGTGATGTGCCGCAAGCCACCATTGACCTGATTCTGGCAACCAAGGCACGCGGTAATAAGGTGATTGCGGTAGGCACTACGGCGACCCGTGCGCTGGAAAGTGCAGCACAGGCCAACCAAGGCCAAATTGCAGCGTGGACCGGTGATACCCAGATCTTTATCTATCCGGGTTATCAGTTCTGTATCGTGGATCGTTTGATTACCAACTTCCATTTACCTGAATCGACTTTATTGATGCTGGTTTCAGCCTTGTCGAATCGTGACAATATCTTGGCCGCTTATAAACATGCGGTGCAACAACGTTATCGTTTCTTTAGTTATGGCGATGCGATGCTGATTGATCAACTCGACGCTTAA